GATTTTGATATGGAAGGTCTTAATGAAAAATACGGAACAATTTCAAATGATGAATTATTAAAAGAATATAGAGAAGAATAATGGAAAAAGAATGTGTATGTGGAGCTAACGTATTTTGTGAGTGTCCTCCAATAAAAGTAGAACAAGTTAATCATCCTAACCATTACGGAGGAGAGGATAATACTTATGAAGCAATAAAAGTTATTGATGCTTGGGATTTAGGATTTAGTTTAGGAAATACGGTAAAGTATATTTCAAGAGCTGGAAAAAAAGATAAAGAGTTACAGGACCTTAAGAAAGCATTATGGTACTTGCAACATCATATAGAAACATTAGAGAAAAAATGAAAATAGTAGTAACAGGAGGAGCGGGGTTTATAGGATCCGCATTTATAAATCACCTATTAAATAACTTTGAATGTGATGTTCTTTGTGTTGATAAACTAACATACGCTGGTCGTAGAATGAATATTAAACACAATGTTTCTTTTTTACAAAAAGACATTTGTGATGTAACGGAAGATGAACTTGGTGATTTTGATTACATGGTTCACTTTGCTGCTGAGTCTCACGTTGATAATTCAATTAAGAATGGGTTACCATTTGTTAGAACTAATGTTGAAGGAACATTTAATTTATTGGAGATATCAAGAAAAAATAAGAACCTTAAAAAATTCATACACATTTCAACTGATGAGGTATATGGTGATATGGATGAACACATTGCAATTAATCATACTGCAACTGAAGATGATAGTTTAAAATCTAGTTCCTATTATTCTGCAACTAAAGCGGCATCTGATATGTTAGTGTTATCTGCTAATAGAACTTATGGTTTACCATATATCATCACAAGAACTTGTAATAATTTTGGTGAACATCAGTTTGAGGAAAAATTCTTACCAACAATTGCAAGATCTATCGGTGAAGGTAAACCAATTCCAGTTTATGGTGACGGATTACAAGTTAGAGAATGGATGTATGTTTATGATAATGTAAAAGTCATTTGTGATTTAATGTTTGACGATGAGATTGTAAATACCACTTATAATATTGGAACAACTTTCAGAGTGACAAATTTGGACATTATTAAAAATATTTCTTATATTTTAAACAAAGAGGTTGATGTTAAATACGTTGAAGATAGATTAGGTCATGATAGGAAATATGGTCTTAATTGTACAAAATTAAGAGAATATTATATAACTAAAAATGGGGAGGTTCCTAAGTTTTTAAATTTGTTTGATTACTTAGATAGACAATATGGTGGTGAAAAATAAAAAAGGTTTATCAAAAGAGATAAATGTGTTGGGAGCAATAACAACTCCCGGTGAACTTATTCGTGAAACCCTTATTAATTTTATGTGGGGATTTCTTGGAAATTCAATTGTAGTTTTTGTGTCAAAAGAACTGGACTTTTTGGTTTTAATCAACTACATTGCTTATTACATATTAATTTCTTATATTGTTAATAGGAAGAAATATGAAACTATGTTGGGTAAGTTTATTGTTTTACCGGGTTCGGCCGCAATAGGTGCCTTCACAGGATATAAACTAGCTCAAGCAATAACAAGTATAATTTAAATAAAAATGAAACTAACAGAAGAACAAAAAAATCATATTCAGGATCAATATGATGCCTTAAAACAAACTGATAAAGAGTTTGAGGAAATACACGATATGATTGTTGAACATTGTGTGGATGAATACATTGTTGACTTATCAGATGATGAGGATGGAGACCTTTACGAAGAGTTTTCAAATGAAGTATGGGATTATTTAGAAAGTATTAAATAAAAAAAAATGATAGAAACAGGAAAAATTATAAGTGGAGATTGTATTGAAGTAATGAAAACATTACCTGAAGGATCTGTGGACTTAATTTGTACATCGCCTCCATATGGTGTCGGTATTGCTTATGATGTGCACGACGACGATGTTGAATTTGATGAGTATTTAGTATTTGCTAAGAACTGGTTAACTGAAGCGTATAACGTATTAAAAGATGATGGTCGTATTGCACTTAACATTCCTTATGAGATTAACAGACAAAAAAAAGGTGGGAGAATTTTCTTTGTTTCTGAGATGTATCAGTTAATGAAACAAATTGGATTTGGATTCTTTGGTATTGTTGATCTTGAAGAACAATCACCACATAGATCTAAGACAACGGCATGGGGTTCTTGGATGAGTCCATCAAGTCCGTATATTTATAATCCAAAGGAGTGTGTAATATTAGCATACAAAAAACACCACATTAAAAAGGTTAAAGGAGAACCTCAGTGGAAAGGGACACCTACTGACATTGAACAGGAAGATGGGTCATTAAAGAAAAAAATTGTATATGAGGAGAAGGATAAGAAAGAGTTTATGGAACTTGTGTTTGGTCAGTGGAATTACTTTGCAGATACTAAATCACTCACCAAGGCGACTTTCTCAATGGACATACCGACCAAGGCAATTAAGATACTATCCTACAAGAACGATGTAATATTAGATCCATTTGCTGGTTCAGGTACAACATTAGTAGCGGCTCAGATATTAGAACGTAGATGGTTAGGTATTGAGTTAAGTGAAAATTACAAACAAATTGCCGAAACAAGAATTAATTATTTCAAAGCTTTAGAACAAATAAAAGAACTCCCACTATAATCAGTGGGAGTTTTCCTTTTTACGTGGTATTTATAACAAATTGTTTAATATGGAAGATGAATATGACAACGTATGGGGTGATCACGTTATATGTCAATTTTAATTTATTGAAATCCATTTATTTTTAAAGTTATGATTACTTGAGCAATATCTTGCGTAATCATTAACCAATGGTCTTCCTGTGTTATAACATCCACATACGATAGTCCAGTCTTTATATAACGTATACAATCTATTAAGTAATTTCATACTTGTTTCAACATTCAACTCAATATCGTTGGTTAATCTTTTTTTTGTGTAATTAACTTTATTAATATAGTCAGATGTTGCCGGCATAATTTGCATTGGACCAACCGCTCCGGCAAATGATTCTTGATACGGGTTATAATTCCAATGGAAAGGACCTAAGTATCTTGTCTCCATATAAGCCACATTGTACGCAATATACTTTGGTATATGATACTGATCACTATACTTTTCAATCAGTTCGTACATTCTTATTGATGTTGGTGATTGAACATTTGAATGATAGTTTGATTCTGTAAAGATAGAATCATTTGAGGTTTTCACATTTGACATTATTCCAAAAAATATGAATACCCCAAGACATAAACCAAGATAAGTTATTTTTGTTAATTTAAGGATATTCATGGTTTTTTATTTTGATTTGTTAATATAAATGTTATTAGCGTAAAGTTTAAAGATTGATACACCAATTGAATCTTGGTAAACGGTATAATCACCTGTGGTTTTATCAATCACAATTAGATGATTATTTTCATCTATTGCTAAATTAACTTGAGACCTATTAACTTTAATCATTTGAATGGTTGGTTTCTTAGGACCGTATTGTTGGTTATATAAATAACCTACCGAGAATCCTCCCAGTAAGGATGCCACTACAAAAATTACAACACCCATAGATTTAAATGTTGATTTCTTTGTTTCTAAAAAATTTGCGATTTTTTCTTTCATAATATATATTTTTAATTGGTTTAAGCTAATTTACATAAAAACATTGGATTTGCAAACTTTTTTTTGTTGAAAACTATTTATAACTATGAGGAAAAAGTTAATAACGGAATCGGGAATAAGAAACATCAGAGAATTATCTAAAAGATACCCTGAAGCTAAGATATATTTTCACCAAGATTTAGATGGTGTAACCACTGCTTTAGGTATGAAAAGTTACTTAGAACAAAACGGAATAAAGGTGGTAGATGCTGAGATCATTCAATATGGTGATAAGGAATTTGCAATTAAGAAGTTGGATGCTGAGGGTGATGTTATGCCGGTGTTAGTTGACTTTGCTCATGGTAAACCAATGTTTATTATACATACTGACCACCACGACACACAAGCGGGAGTTGAACAAGGTACCTCAACTAATTTTAAATCTTCAAGATCTAACGTTGAGACAATATCCCAAACCGTATCTCCAAGAGATATTTTCCCATCTGACGATATCACTTTGATATCTACGGTTGACTCAGCAAATTATGCTCAATATGATATTAGTCCTGAACAAGTAATGAACTATTTGTTTAAGGTAGATAAAGATCAATCATTACAAAAAAACAAAATGATAATGGGTATGGTTGCTAATAAATTATTATTGGCATTCAAAAACAAACCAGGGTTCTTGGAAAATATTGTAATGAATGCAAATCCATCGTTATTAAGTATATTGTTAAACATCAGATCTCAGATCAAAGAAAAAAGTTATGCTGATGTTGGAGATTTAGAAAAAAACAAAGAGAGTTATGTTCAAACAATGAAAACTCACAAAAATGTTAAAGTTGATGATAAAATTATAGTTCAGTATGGTGGAGGTAGTATGATGAAACCAGGATCATATGATAGATACACACCATTCAGAAATAATCCTGATGCTGACTTCTTGGTGATTGCTTGGCCCTTAGGGTTGGTACAAGCGTCTTGTAATCCATTTAAGAAAGAAAGAGCACTTAAAGGTGTAAACTTAGGTGAGATCAAAGATGATGTCTTAAACAAATGGAAATCACAATTACAAGACAAGGATATTCCTTTATCTACAATAAAATGGATATCAGAATCAGGAAAAGGTTTTGGTGAACAATCAGTTGGTTTTACATTCAGAGATTTTAACGCCTTATATGGTAAAGAATTTAAACAAATGGCAGATGGGGAGGATATACTTGGTGATGTTGAAGTGGCAATGAAAAAACCATTCACTAATTTAACAGATAAAGAAATGAGAATGTTAGATTCTATTAGTGTAAACGCTTGGGATTTAATTCAATCTAATAGTGGGGGACATAAATGTATTACTAACATTTCTGGTTTAAGTTATTTAGGTAGATCTAAAAGACCACCTAAAGATAAATACAAATATAATGAAGAGTCAGATGATACGCCTTATATTAAATTTACCAAGATGGTACAGAATGAATTTGTTAGAGTTTTGAAAGAAAAAATTAATGAAGATGGTGGTAATAGATATGAACCAAATTTTGAGGTTGAAATGACGGAACACGCAAGGTCATTAGGAAACGCTAGAAAACAAGGACAAGGATTAAGATTCTCAAAGTCTGCAGTAAAATCAAATCAAATGAGATTCAGACCAAATAATAGATAATATTAATCTTGTAACATTATGGTATCACCTTCGGTAATATCATACTTTATACAAGTACCACCTTTAAGTTCTAATATCATATCACCATTACCAGTATAACGATCACACTCAGGTGTATTACATGGTTTACAATTATTATGTATTTTGTTGATTTTATTATTTTTTATAAAAATTATATCTAAAGAGATGATACAGTCCTTCATCCAAAAGGAATGATTACTGTCCTTCATTATGAATAACATACCATCAAAACTTTTGTCAAATTTTTTACCCATCATACCTTTTTGTATGTCTTTAGTGGTTATTACACATTTGACATTGAATAAATTATTATTTACTATTAACTCCATATAGTTATAAATATATTCTTATTATGAAATCAAATAGAAGTTCAGGTGTAATATTAAAATTTGGTGATAAAGTTTTGTTATGTAAACGTGCTGACCACGAAACTTATTCAGGGGAATGGTTTATTCCAACAGGTCATTTAGAAAAAAATGAAACACCAAAAGATTGTGCTTATCGTGAATTTTATGAGGAAACAAACATTAAGATTGATCAGGATATAAGTTTGGTTGGATTCATAACAAAGAAAAATAAAAAAGGAGAACCAAAGGGTTTAATTTATGTGTATTTATATGAATCTGATGAAAAAAAGATGCCAAACTTGGATAAGGCAGAAGATGGTCACGAACATTCAGATTGTGGGTTTTTTACGTTAGAAGACCTTCCTGTAGAAAAAAATGAGGAGTTATATAAGATTTTAACAAAAATTTTGTCTTAAAAGTAAAAATTCATTGACTTTTACTAAAGTATTGTATATTTATATTACACAAAAACAACCAATACCCTTCCTTTCTATGAATTAATTGGTTTATCAATATTAATCCCATATTTTTTGAGAAAAAACTATGGGATTTTTTGTGCGATGTCAATTTTATTTGTATATTTGTAGAAACAAAAAACATATGGGAACTTACATTAACACATTCAAGAAAAAATTTAACAAGAAAGCAACCCTTGATGAACAAGAAATAATTGTTGGTCAGGCAACATTTCTATGTAGACAAGATTGGTTAGGTAATTACTCACCATCTGAGAATAGAGAAATGACAAGAGCTTATGCTTTGACTAAAAATGACCAACCTGAATACATTACATTTGATGGTGAAATGGTTTATAAAAATAATAAAAAAGGTGTTTGGTCAGACGGATCTGGGTTTTGGGGAGGTATTGACCACAAAAATGATTTTGTTGGGACATTAAAAAAAGTGGGTAGAAAATTTGTTATTGTTAAATAATTTAGTATCTTTGATATATGAATAAGATGGGTTTTAATATAAAAGTAGTTAGTGATAAGTTTGGTGATTTAATCAACGAGACATTCATGGATCAGACGCAATTCAAAATCTTTTTGAAGATGGTGCACGGAGCATTGGTATTAGAAGAAGACCTAAGTTTCTTCAATGGTGATACATTCTTGGTTCATATCCCAAGTAAAGTTTTTAAAGACTCTGTTATTTTCACAAACGTTAAACAAGTTTCCTTAACTGAACAAGTTAAAAGTAAAATTGAGGCGTTGGTAACAATATAATTGTTTCCTTGTTTAGAAAAATAAGGTGGTGGAGTCAGACATATATTCAATGTCGGTACTAAAATGGGAACTTATGTTCCCTTTTTTTATTTATTTTTTATTATATGGTTATATTTATATAATAAATAAATTTAATAAGCAATATTTATGTTACCTAAAATAAAATTAACGGAAAGTGATATCAGAAACATTTTGAGTCAACATGGTGTAAAAACAAATATTTTGGTTGAACAAAGTAATTATACAACTGCAGATATACAGAGTTGGTTAAACTCAAATAAAAGGGCAGGTTTAAGTGTTGACGGTAAAATGGGTATTTTAACGCTTAAGGCCATAAAAAATGCTTTAAATATAGGATAAGATATGAAAATAATAACAGATAGTTTTATAAAAAATATTGTTAGACAAAGTCTGAATGAAAATTACGGTTTGTTGAACGAATATGATATAACAACAACAAGAAAAATTGATAATATTCCTATAGGTAGTACAATAAAAAATATGACACTACCACAATGTCCTGATGGAGGATTTTGTTATGGTACACTTGCTCAGGCAAAGAAAGATGTTGAAAATTTAAGTGCGGGAGGTTCATCCGGACTAATTCAAAAATATTGTCCATCCAAGAATGTTCCTAGTCGAAAGGGTAAAGGAATTAAGATGGGAGAACCAACATATAATACTACAAAAATTCAATCGGTTTCAGCTGGTCTTTGGGAACAGTTAACAGATACCTTTATGGATGATGATATTATTAGACAAGGTTTAGAAAAATTAGAAAATTTTCCAAATTTTTGTAAGTCGGAGGAATTGTATTATGGATATGTTAAAACAATAATAAAGAATGATGAGATTTACCGGTATAATGGATTTGAAGGTAATAATTATTATGGTATTAATAATGATGATGTAGATCAAGCAAATAGTTATTATTTAATAATTGCACAACTATTTCAAAATACAATACAAAATACTGAGGAAGCATATCCTAAATGGGTTGCAGAATTAAATGCAAATTATAAAGCAACTAAAGATGCTGCGGATTTAGTAAATAAAGCCGCAGAAGAGAAAAAAAATACAGAAAATAAAATTAAAGGTGGTGGAGGTCAACAAGTGGAATGGTTAAAAAAACACCCCGCTTTAATTGATAATCCTAAGTTAGTAGACATTGAGGGAGGGGATAAGGCTACTCTTTATAGTTTGGACACAAGTGATCCAGTTGTTAATCAATATCAATATGGTGTACGTTTAGTGAATGCTCCTGGCACATCTGCACACGAAACTTTTCAGGATGTTAGAGTTAAAAAAGGCACCGATGTTGCAATTACAATTGATCCAGATACTGATAAATTTTGGCAATTTGCAATATCTCAAAATGATGCTTGGAGATATGATGGTGTTGCATGGGCTGGTTCTTGGGAAGGGAATGGGCTCTCCATCGCCGACAAGTCAAAAATTGCTTTAACTACATCACCTGATCTTGAAGACGACGAAAAAATAAATAAGAGTATTCAAACAGAGAGAACAAAAGGTTTCAGACACAATTTATTAACTGAGGTAGAATTAAAATATAAAGAAAAACCATATCTAGAAAGTCCCGATGTTGTTGCAATACAAAAAAAATTAGATATTAGTACTGTAGGTGGTTATGGTCCCGAAACGAAAAGGAAGGTTGCGGCATTCCAAAAGGAAAATGGAATAACACCTGTGACAGGAGATGTTGATGAAGCTACTTGGGCGGCAATAATGGCAAAATCGGATCCACCATCTGCAACAGGATATACAAGAGTTTTAAATATTGGTTCTACAGGTCCTGATGTTGAGGCAATACAAACAAAATTAAAGTCAAAAAAAGGTAAATATAGTACCGACACTGAAACTGCGGTCATGGATTACCAAAAAAAATATACAGATTTACCTGACAGTGGTGTTGTTGATGAAAAAACATTTAACCACATTATGACCAATACAAAACTTGGTGTTGATGTACCTATATCATATTCAGGTAAAAAACATAATTACAAAAAAGGTGATTGGATTTCAATAAAACCTAATTCAGGTAGCGACGCAACTCAACTATATGAAAATAATGGATATTTTAGAATATTAGATACACCGGATGATTATACAATTGTTATAGATGCTGATTGGACTAAGGGTGTAACAAGTTATACTCTTGCTGGTGGAACTACCGCTAAAGTTATATTTGGACCTGATGCTGTAGGAGGAGTAAAAACAATACCTACTGTAAGTGACAATTCTACAAAAGGTACAAGAAATAAGGTAGATAACTCAGGTACAAGAAGTAAGGGAAGCACAAGTAGTAGTACTTCAAGTAAAGGTGATGGGGATATTAAAAAAGTTTCACGTAATACAGAATTTTGTAATAACTTAATAGAGATAAAAAAATATTTAAATACTAATAAAGGTTCTAATTTAAGGCTCAATTGTCAAAAAACTCGAAACACAATAAATCAAATTATGTTGGCACTTACAGGTGGAGCTCAAATTAAACCAGTTACTCCAGTTACTCCAGTTGATCAACCTGCAAATAATGTAGTACAATCTGTTCCTGTAACGGATAGGTTGTTTTAATAAAAAATAATAAATTTATGAAGGGAGATTGATCTCCCTTTTTTTATGCCGTTTTTTTTTGTATATTTGTATTATGGAAAAAATACTTTATATTGTTAGAGGCGTACCTGGTTCGGGTAAAACTACATTTGCCAAATTATTAACGTTAAATATTTTTGAGGCAGATCATTATTTTTATGATACTAATGGTAATTACAATTTTATTCCATCTGAAATAAAAGAGGCACACAAAAAGTGTCAACAATTTGTTGAATATGAAATGGAATCAGGTATACCAAAAATTGCAGTCTCAAACACATTCACACAAGAATGGGAGATGAAACCTTACTTTGAATTGGCGGAAAAACACGGATATAAAGTATTTTCTGTGATTGTGGAAAATAGACATGGTGGTGTAAATGTACACGATTGTCCTGAAGATAAAATAGAATTAATGCGTAACCGTTTTGAAATAAAATTATAATGAAAATTAATATAGAAATCCCAAAATTTTTATTGGAAACCGTAGAAGTTGAACTCCCAAAATATTCCAACACGCTTATAAGTATTATTAATAACAACGCCAGAGCAACAAGACCTATAAGTATTGGGAATTTAGGTCAATTAAAATCGGAATTTAAAGGGGAAACATTTGGAGAGTTCAAAAAATTTCTTTTGGATAATAACCCAAAAATGATTGAGACTGCTGTTAAAAAAATATTAAATAAGGCAGAAGAGATGGAATTACTCCCTTCTTATATAAATTATCATACGGTAAAAATTTGGATTGAAAATTTAATATTTATAAAAACTTTTAGAGGTTTATATTTTGAGTCGTTATGTTTTAAAACTATATCAGAAAAGTTTAATATGGAATTTATAAAGGGAACCATTGAAGATGATTCAAAAGGGATTGATGGGTATTTGAATAATAAACCGTATAATGTAAAATCATCAACTTATAAAAACAAACACGATAAATCAACAAGAGTTAATTGTGATATAATTTTTTATAATATTAAAAAAAATACTTTAGAAATAGAATATAATGAAATTTGATAAAATATTAACAACAGGTAGAGTGTGGGTCACGTCTGATCCGCACTACAACCATAAAAACATTTGTAGAGGAGTTACCGGTTGGAGAACACTTGATGGGAAAGTACCGAAAGATAATACAAGAGATTTCCAAACGTTAGAACTAATGAATAACACATTGGTTGATAATATCAATTCAAAGGTTGGTCAAAACGACACATTAATTATGTTAGGTGACGTTTCATTTGGTGGTTTTGAGTTTATTAAAATTTTCTTGGACAGATTGGTATGTAAAAACATTCACTTGGTTCTTGGAAACCATGATCACCATATCAGAAACAATAGGGATAACATTAAAGATATGTTCTTATCTGTTAGTGATTACTTACAGGTTAACATTGTTGGTGAGAACTTTGTAATGACTCACTATCCATTTGCAAGTTGGAATGGACTTAACAAAGGTGTTGTTCACCTTCACGGACACGTTCACTTACCCGCAAGTAAAAAATGGGGTAAAGGTAAAAGATTAGATGTTGGTATGGATGGTAACAACCTATACCCATATAGTTTAACTGAGATTGTACACATGATGGATAAACGAGACATTGTTTCTGAAATTGATAATGATCACCATCTAGATGATATAGTTGGGGTTGTAGGTTAAATGACAACTCCAATATATTTATTACTATGAATGATACGTTTGCTTATGACTCACAATTTTTACCTGGAACACAAATTACCGTTGTATTTAAAGAAAATCCAAATTATGGTCAATTAAATGAATTTTTTAATGATTATGGTTATGGGTTTTATGTTCCTGAATTTAAAACAATTTTTATAGATGGTGAGGTTTTTTTAGGGGAAGATGGATTAACTATGGATGATTTACGTTTTATAGAGGCACACGAAATATCACATTTAATATTAAACCATGATGGCCCAAGATCTGAAAATGATGAGTTGGAAGCTGATTTAGGAGCATACATTCTTTTAAAGAATAAAAATTTACCCACTGATCGTCTTGTTGATGAGTTTGAATATAGACACGGAATAGAATTCTCTGAAGATCTTATAAATAAGATTGGAAATAAATTCCCACATACATTAAGAGAGAATAGTATAATCAATTGGGAACTACATCAACAACTGATGAAAAATAAAAATCGAATTTAAATTCAAAAAATAGTAGTTAGTTTAGATTATTTTACTATCTTTGTTCTTATATGAAAACCCCATGTAAGGAATGTCCTCACGTTATTAAAAATCGTCATAATGATATGATTGTGGAGTTCGGTAAAAGAACAGGAAAGAAACATAATTGTCATATGACCGAAGGGGTGAAAGATTTGTGGAATATTAAAAACAAAAAATTAGAATGTTATGGATCAAAGAGAGATGATTTATGGAGTATGTGATAAGACAGGGAAATGTGATTCCTATTTTGGGTTCTTCAAAAATGAGAAAGATGCGGAACACGAAGTTGAAATCCAATCCAACAGACTTAAGGAAGACTTGGGTATGATGGATATTGACATTCAAACAGACCGAGCATTATTCAATGGTAAATTAGTAATAGTAATTCATAGATACGTATTAAGATGAAAACAAGAGAAACTAAATTTGGAACATATATAGAAATGGAAACAGAAACAAGCACAAAATTGACTGGTGATAAAATCACGGTATTTGTGGAGAGATTGAAAAAAATTGGAATTGAAGTTAAACTCGTTGGTAACTTTCCTTGGGTTTATATTGATGAAATCTGTGGTATCAGAGTGAAAGAGAAATTTGCGGGTAATCACGGGTTTACTTTAATATTTTTACCAGGTAGAAACGATAGTCCACCATCTGATTTTACAGATATTGGAGAGACATTCAAACTAATACGAAAGTATAGTAGAGAGGCTCTTTTGATAAAAATGATGAAGGATGATCAAGAACTTGGTTTATATGACATTTAAAAAATTTATAAAAAATGGAAAATAATAATAGTGTATGTTATGTTGGTTTGATCGGTGAGATTATACCAATAGAAGGTGCGGATAACATTGAACTTGCATTGGTTGGTGGTTGGCAAGCCATCACCAAGAAAGGTGAATACCAAGTTGGTGATATGGTTGTTGTTGCAACTACCGATGCGGTTATACCACAAAAACTTTCTGATGACTTAGGTGTTACAAGTTATCTTCGTAAAGGTCAGAGAGTAAGAACTATAAAACTTCGTAAGGTTTATTCTGAATGTTTAATAATACCAATAGGGTTTGTTCCGGAAAAATATAGATATGATGGTTCTGACTGCATGGAGTTACTTGAAGTGTTTAAATACGAACCACCAGTTAAAACAGTTCAGTTAAGTGTTGGCGGACGTAAAATAAAATACCACCAAAATCCAAACTTCAAAGTATATTACAAATTCCCTAACCAAAAGAACGTACCTGATATGTTCAATGAGGAAGATGAGGTTGTTATAACTCGTAAGTTACACGGTACTAATGCTCGTTATGGGATAGTTAGAAAGAAAAAACTTTCTTTATTAGATCGTATCAAAATGTTATTTGGAAACAAATGGGCAGCGTTTGAATACGTTTATGGTTCTCATAATGTTGAAAAAGGATCTGACTCTCAAGGCTTCTACGATACTGATGTATGGAAGACTGTTGCAAACCAATACGATATAAGAGGTAAATTATGGGATTACGTAAAAGACACATACGAACCAAATGAGTTAACTGAAGGTGTTGTAATATATGGTGAGATATATGGTGGTGGAATACAAAAAAACTATGACTATGGTTTAACTGATGTTAAATTTGTTGGGTTTGACATAGAGGTTGATGGAGAATACCAACCATACATAAATGAAACCGTACACTTTGATTGTTTAGAATTACCTAAAGTTGAATTGTTGTACCAAGGTAATTGGGATAAAGAAGAACAAGACAAATACGTCTTAGGTAACTTCATAGAAGGAACTAAAGTACCACACGAAGGTATAGTAGTTAAATCAGTTACAGGTGACCGTAGAAAGGTATCCAAAGTAATCAATCCTGATTACTTGATCTATGGTGAAAAAAATAACGTAGGTGACTCCCATTAACTTGATGGGGTCACTTTTTTTTATTATTATTAAATAACATGGAACAAAAATTAAATGTATTTTCATTCCTATCAAAGAATCTTTTAATCTACGCAATTATTTTATTGATAGAGAATGATTACAATCCACTTAATTGGTGGATATTAAGTGGGTTCTTTCAGATTGTAATAACAATAGTTTTTGAGTTATATATACTTGGAACATCATTAGAAGAAAAAAATATAGAAAATGGGTATAAAGAAAATTAAAAAAGAAAACAATTCAATTAACATTAGTTTAGTTGATTTAATGGGTAAATTAGATAATAGTGAGACTAAAAAGTATACACAATTTTTAGTTAAAATACTTAAAAAAAATTTTGATAATGAACAGGATTTCTTGGTAAGAGATTCTTCACATAGGAAAAGAAAGATTGATCAAGTTTTAAATGACAGTACGTTTGATGGTTGGATTACAAAAAAAATACTTAGTAATTTATATGGTTGGGATGAAGTTGATTCATTTATTCATTTTTGTGAATTTATGGAAAGAGGATTAACTAATGAAAAAGACATTAGTAAATACAATAGTTGGGAAATGGTTACAAGTGAGGTATTCCAAGCTAAAAATCGTAACTTATTTAAAATGGCCAAAAAAGAAGTTAAAGTTATTTACGAGGACGATCAATATTTGTGTATTAAACCATTAACTTATGCGGCATCTGTTTCATATGGTTATCAAACTAGATGGTGTACTGCTTCAGTTCAGGAACCTAGCTATTTCTACAATCACTCAAAAGACGGAGTACTTGTATATTTAATTGATAAAGTTAATAATGTGAAATTTGGGTTTTACCATAATAGTTATCAAATTCAAATATTCAATCAAAAAGACGATAGAGTAGATTCAATGGAGACAGGTATTCCGGTAGAATTATTACATAAATTGATTGGTGAAATGAAATCTGAGGCTAAAAATAAAAATTTTAACTATAAGTTATTTGGTGAAAGTGAATTGGAAAACATGAAAAAATATAGACATGGAGAGGAAATACCGGTGGATGATTTATTGGATGATATGATAAATCCTGTGGAGGAAAGTGTGTCTGAAATGTTAAATAATTTACAAGAAAGAGTTCACAGATTAAGACCTACAAATCCACTTGAGATTGGTGATGATTTACCATAATTTTAAAAAATTATAATATGGATGATTTAAATAAAAACATTAAAAAAATGTATTTGAGAATAAATGGTGAAGTAAATGACAATGAAATACCACCTACTCCACCAAAAAAAAGTAAAACTTTTACTCTTGATGAGGATCAGGTTAAAAAATTGGAAGAGTGGCAAGAACACATCAAGGCAATATACGGTAAGTACGGTGATTATGAATATAGGTTTTCTTCAAATGGAATTGGTCAAATAGTTGAGGTCTATAGTGGATTAGCTGATGTAACTTTAGATCTTACAGATGTTGACAAATGGTAAAAACAAACTTGACAAATTATATGGAACCCTCACAGAAATGTGGGGGTTTTTATGTTAACCAAAAGTTAAGGGTATTAGGGTTTTGTTAAATTGTGGTAAGTGAATTGATTTAACCTATTTGTTGGACTATATATTTGTGTAATAAAAATATAAAAATAAAATATGAAAAAAATTTACGCAAGTATCGTAATGTTAATGTTTGTTTTCTTAACAAACGCACAAAGTCAGTTTTGGACTGACACTGATTATAAGGGAGGATTTCCTGTAACAGACAATACACCACAAACAGATTGGACTTATGGGTGGTCTAATTTTGATCCAGAAAATACAAATTACCCAACAACACAAACAACCGTTAGTACGGACATCACAACAAATACAACTTGGTCAGGAGTAATCAAACTTCAAAACAAGGTTTATGTTAAAAACGGAGCAACTCTTACTATTTTACCGGGAACAATTATCAGAGGTGACTACACAACACAAGGAACTTTGATTGTTACAAGAGGTTCTAAACTTATCGCTGACGGAGAACAATTTAATCCAATTGTTTTTACATCTAACAATCCAATTCAACAAAGAACTGGTGGTGATTGGGGCGGTGTTATTATCTTGGGTAATGCTATTAACAACCAACCTGGTGGTGTTGCAAATATTGAAGGACTTACGGCTACAAATTTTACACAACACGGAGGTACTAACGATAACGATGACTCAGGTGTAATTAGATTCGTACGTATTGAGTTTGCAGGTATTCCACTTGAACCAAACAAAGAGATAAATGGTATTACTTTTGGTTCTGTAGGTAATCAAACGTTAGTTGATTACGTACAAGTAAGTTACTCTGGTGACGACTCTTTTGAGTGGTTTGGAGGAACTGTAAATTGTAAACACTTAATTGCATATTCATCAATTGATGATGACTTTGATACTGACTTTGGATACAGAGGTAATGT